GTGGCCTTGGCCTGATGGTTATGCATTCTATGATCTACAAAGAGTATCAGAAAATGGGTATGGTTGATTTTGACAAATATACTGTTGATGGCGTAATTAAAAAAGAAATTACATTACCAACCATTGCAGGTAAGCATTTGCTTGTAACAGACAGGTTTACATCTACAGGTAGCGGTACAGATACCGTTTACAACACATACCTGTTTGGTGAAGGTGCATTTTTATCTTGCGATAAGAAGAACTATGAAAAGCAGTATACAACAAATTATGACCCTGAAAAGTCAGCCGGTACTGATATGTTCTATACAAAGCAGGGTAAGGTGCTGCATCCGAACGGTCTTTCTTTAGCAGTTGATCAGATTGCAAAAGAATCACCGACTTATGCAGAACTTGGTGAGTCTGCAAACTACAGCCTTAAATTCAACACAAAGAATGTTAAGATGGGTCTTATCAAGTCTAAGGTTGGTACAGCAGTTGTCTAAGAAAGGGTGATCTGATGATATTAGCAGTTGATGAATTGATGAAATTACCTGAATTTGCTGTGCAAAATGAAAAGGTGATTGAAGAAAAACTGAACGCTGCTGAACTTATGATCAGAGCATACACAAACAACAATTTTCAAAATCGTTTTGTTCGATTTACCGCCGATAGTTTGGGTGATAGACTGCTTGGAACATCAGACTTTTTGAAGGTAGGTGATACAGTTCAGATTTCACAATCGATGGTGAATGATGGACTGTATACCATTACTGAAATTGGTGATGATTTCATCAGAATTGATCAGGAGTTGTACAAAAGTACAAACCTGATCACTAAGGTGGAATATCCGGCTGATGTTCGTGCAGGTGTGCTTGAACTGCTTAAGTGGGATATTAAGAACAGACCGAAAACCGGGGTCAAATCTGAAACGCTGTCAAGATACAGTGTGACTTACTTTGATCAGGACGCTAACAATCAAGTTATGGGCTATCCTGTTGCCTTACTTGGGTTCTTAAAGCCTTATATGAAGGCGAGATTCTAGTTATATGAGTGTTGGCGGTAACATTCAAGGATTGTTACAGGTAAAAAAGAACGGTGCCAAAAATGCCGTAGGTGAGCGTGAACACAAGTGGGTTGATTGTACGTCAATTCTAGGCTGGTTAGATTTATCAACAGGTGATTCGAAGCACACAACTTTTTATGCTAAGGTTCAGGAAAGTACACACGTTTTCTTGTGTGATTTTACCAATTTGAAAAACCTGTCAACGGATGAACAGGAAACCGTTGATGTGACAAGTGACAATGCAAGGATGGTTGTAAACGGTAAAGTGTATGAGATTCTTTTGATTGATGACCCTATGGGGATGCATGATCATTTAGAAATCTATCTCAGATTCATAGGGGGGCAGTGATATGTCGGTTGAATTTACAGATAACACGGTCAAAATCATGGAGGCGTTAGCTGACGGTTTATCTGCTTTTATGCACGAGGTAGGAGGAGAAATCCAATCGCAGGCAAGGCGCAATGTAAGGGTTGATACGGGCAAGACCAAAGGCTCTTATGATTATAAAGTCAACGAGTCCGTGATGGCCGGTGTGGCTGAGGTCATTGTTGGATCCGATGCAGAAAATGCCATCTGGGAAGAGTTCGGAACCGGCGAATTTGCCCTAAATGGAAACGGCAGAAAAGGCGGGTGGACGTATCAAGATGATACTGGTGTTTGGCATCATACACGCGGCAAAAGCCCGACGCAGCCATTAAAAAAAGCTTTTGATAAAACTGCGCCGAAGATAAAAAAACAGCTGGCAAATATCGTAAAACAGAGTGTAGGAGGTTGATAAATGGTTGATGTGCTTGGTTTTATTTCTGATCAGCTTGATCAACTTGGTATTCCCTATGAATTTGGTGAATGGACGGGTGAGATTAGCTATCCTTACTTTGTCGGTTCGTTCAATGAAATTGAACACAGATTAGAGGACGGATATACAGGTGGTGTGTTTACACTTGACGGTTGGTCAAGGGGGTCAAAATTACCGCTTGCAGAAATAAATGACAAACTAAAAAAAGTATTTGAAGATTTAAGGGCAGTTCAGGAAGGAACTGCTTTTTTTATTACATTTGGAAATTCGTTGATGTTGCCAACGGGTGAAGATGATCTATTTAGAATAACAATCACACTCAATACAAATGAGTGGAAAGGAGCATAAAAGAATGGGCTTAAAAAAGCATGGTATTACATCTGAAACTATCAAGAATATGATCTTGGGTGCAGGTGTCATTTACAAAAATCTTAAGTATGAGAAAGCAAGCAACGGTTGGACTGGTACACCACTTGGTGCCACTTCCGGTGGTCTTAAGTTCAATTATGAGGCGCAGTGGTTAGATGTTGAGGTGGACGGTGCAACAGTGCTTATTAAGGGAGTCAGCAAGCAGAAAGTCGGTGAATCTGCCACACTTGAAGGGCAGATGACTGAGATTACAGAAGATATTCTTGTGAGTGCGCTGCACCTTGTAAAATCCACATCTGAAGATACAACATACGTCAAGTATGTATCTAAAGAGAATATCACAGAGGACGATTATCTTGAAAATGTCGCATATGTCGGTACTCTTTCAAGTGGTAAAAATGTAATAATCATTCTTCCGAATGCACTCTGTACAGAAGCATTTGAACTGGAAACAAAAAATGCAACACAAACTACTTTTTCAGTGAAATTTGAGTGTACAGCTGATCTTGAAAACGACAGCTTAAATAAGTTGGATATTGCTATTTATTACCCAACGTCAGTCGTTTAGGGGGGTGTGAATTATGCGAGTTGTAGTAGTAAGAGAATATACAGACAAGTTCACAGGTGAAGGTCATGTGATCGGTGAAAAACTGGACATGACAGAAGAAAGATTTGCAGAAATTCAGGAAAAGGGAATGTTTGTGGTTGATATTTCAGATGAAGTAGTGCAGCAGGAAACACCGACTGAACCTGTTGAACAGCAGGAAACAGTTGAACTACAGAATCAGGATAAACCTGCAAGAGGTGGTAGAAGAGGCAGAGCGAAAAAAGAAAGTGAGGATAAATAATCATGGCAGATTTCAGATTTAAGGATTTAACAGTTGATAACGCATTTGACTTTTGCGAGGTTCTTGCAGCTATCGGAGTAGAACAGGTCATTGGTGCATTTGATAAAGACGAGATTCAGCAGTTGCAGGAATCCGGTGAAGATATCAAAGGAATCGGCGTTGTTATTGCGGTGAAGGTGTGCGGCATCCTGATCAAGAACATTTCCAAAGCAAGAAATGAAATTTGTAGATTCTTTGCAAATTGCATGGAGTGGGATAACGGCACGGTTGTTACACTTGAGGAAGTGAAAAAGTTTAAGCTGAAGCAGTTTGTCATTATGATTAAAGATTTTGCTAAAAAGGATGATTTGGTGGATTTTTTCGAGGGTGTTGCCGAATTACTTGGTACGGACCAGAGCGATTCGAAGAGTGCTGCAACAGGAGATACGGCAACCCTTACCGCTATTTAGATAAAGCAATCAGCCGGGGAAAATTAGACAATACTGTAGTAACTATTCTGAATCAGGATAATGAAGATAAACAGTGGGACTTATATTGTGCGATAACATCTAATCCTTTTGCAGAAGACATTGGAAGCTTTGAAGAGTTTAAACAGAGATTCAACAATTCAGCATCATCAGGGGAAAAGACTGAACAAACTGAACAGGTAATGAACGGTGAACAGATTAAATCGCAAGTAGAAAAGGCAAATAAAATCCTGAATGGATTTGTGCCACCAATGAAAGGTGGTGACTAATCTTGGATTTATTTAAACTTGTTGGTAAAATTTCTGTTGAATATTCTGATGCAGTAAACAACATTGAAAAGGTTTCAAAGTCGGCAAAAGGTACAGCGGACGGCCTGAAAGATGTTGATAAAAAGGCGGATGAAGCCGGCCGTTCCATCCAGGATTCAGGTGAATCAGCAAAAAAGGCAGACGGCAATTTTACCGTCTGGAAGGCCACACTTGCAAATTTAGCGTCAAAAGCAATCACAAAAGTTGTAGATGGATGCAAAGATCTGGCACAGAAGATTATCGAACTTGGGAAAACGACAGTAGGATATTTCGCAGATAATGAACAGTTGGTCGGCGGTGTTGAAACACTATTCAAAGACAGTTCTGATAAATTGATTAGCTATGCCGAAAAGGCATATAAGACTGCCGGTATGAGTTCGAATCAGTACATGGACACAGCAACGTCTTTTGCTGCTTCATTGATTCAGGGTCTTGGTGGCGATACTGCTAAGGCTGTTGAGCTGACCAACCTTGCTATCACGGATATGTCAGATAACGCTAACAAGATGGGTACCAATATTGGAGACATCCAAAACGCATATCAGGGTTTTGCAAAGCAGAACTACACGATGTTGGATAACCTGAAGCTTGGCTATGGCGGCACTCAGTCGGAAATGATTCGTCTGATTAATGATTCAGGTGTACTTGGTGAAAAGATAGAAAGTTTGGATAACATCACGTTTGACCAGATGATTGAAGCTATTCACAAGATTCAGGACAACTTAGGTATAACCGGAACAACCGCCCTTGAAGCAGGTACTACAATATTGGGTTCATGGGGTTCAGTGCAGGCATTGTTTGAAAACATCCTGACAAAAGTAGGTTCGAAACTTGCACCTACAGTCATGAGTTTTTTACAACAGTTGTCAGACTGGATGGAGTCGGTAGACTGGGACGCATTTTCTGAAAAAGTGGGGAACGCTTTACAGAAAGTTTTTGATTGGGTGCAGAAGATAGACTTCACAACATTCTTTGAAGAGGGAATGGATGGGGTTGAAAAGTTCCTCAGTAAGCTGGGTGAACTTATCGAAAAAGTACCAGAAGCAGTGAAAACGTTTAAAGATTTATTGCCGATCCTAACAGCCGCATGGGTCGGCTTTAAAACGTTAAAGGCTGGTATGGCCATTTCCAAAACTATAGATGCGCTGACAAAATCATGGAAGTTGTACAAAACTGCGAATGAAGAGGCTACAGTTGCGCAGTGGCTACTCAATGATGCACAGATGGCTAGTCCGGCAGTAATTATCATTGCTGTTATAGCAGCACTTGTTGCTGCTATAGTGACTTTGTATCTCACGAATGAAGATTTCAGAAAAAAAGTCGCTGAAATCTGGGACGCCGTGAAAGAAAAAATCGGTGCAGCTATTGAAGGCATCAAGCAGTTTTTCACAGACTTGGCAGATAAAGCGAGACAGGTTCTTGAGGACATTCACAGTACTGTATCTGAAAAACTGACGGCCATCAGTGAATTCGTGTCGTCTGCTTGGGAAACAATCAAAAATGTTGTTGAAGTCGGACTCATGTTTATTGAAGAGTTGATCGGTGCAGCATTTCAATTGATTACACTGCCGTTTCAGCTCATATGGCAGAACTGCAGCGATGAAATCATTGCGGCATGGGAAAAGATGAAAACGACCGTGTCCGATGGACTTGCGAAAATAAAAGACGCTATAGTATCATCACCGATTGTTAAGGTTGTCACTGAAATATGGGACAAGGTAACATCTGCGACAAGTACAGCGTGGACAAAAGTTAAGGATCTTGTATCAGAAAAGGTAAATGCTACAAAAGAAAAAGTATCCGATGTGACATCTGCCATCAGATCATCACTGTCTGAATCATGGAACAGAGTGACGTCTGCGACAAGTGAAGCATACGAGAAAGTTCGTTCTATTGTCAGCAATAAAATGAGTGCTGCAAAAGAAAAGGTTTCGGGTTCCTTGTCTGAGATACGTTCCACCTTTAAAAATAAGCTGTCAGCTGCAAAAAATACTGTAAGTGATATCTTTGGAAAAATCACTTCAGCAATCGGTGGAAAAATGAGTTCAGCTAGACAGAAGGTCTCTGATGCGATTGAGAGGATAAGATCGAAATTCCGTTTTTCATGGTCCTTACCGCACCTGAAGCTACCACACCCGCAAATCACAGGTAACTTCAGTCTGAATCCGCCTTCTGTGCCGCATTTTTCGATTGATTGGTACAAGAAAGCAATGGACGATGGTATGATCATGAGTCAGCCAACTATCTTTGGGTATAACGCCAAGTCAAATCAGTTTATGGCAGGTGGTGAAGCCGGAAGTGAAACGGTTGTCGGAACGCAGAGTCTTATGACTATGATCAAGATGGCCGTCAACGAAGAAAACGCTTCTTTACTGGAACGCCTTGATAGGGTTGTAAGAATTCTTGAAAGCTATATGCCATTCATCCCGCAGCTTGCAAATTTGAAACTTGTGACCGATACGGGGGTGCTTGCAGGTGAACTTGCACCGGCAATGGACGAAGAACTGGGTAAGATTTTTGATAGAGAGGGGAGAAGATAACTAATGATTCAAGGTGTGACGTTTGGCACAAAACACAGCTATAAAGACTTTGGTTTAATTCTTTCCTCTAAGGACATCGGATTACCTGAGCCGAAGGTTGAGACAGTTAGCGTAATTGGTCGCAATGGTGACCTTGATCTGACTGATGCGTTGGGTGACGATGTGAAGTTCAATAACCGCAAACTGGAATTTGTGTTTTCGTTGTTAAATGGTGCGAGAGATTGGACGGCGGTCCTGTCCAATCTTTCCAATTACCTGCACGGCAAAAAAATGCGTATTGTTATGGACGCTGACAAAACTTTCTATTACTGGGGGCGGTGTACAATCAATAGTTTTAAAACAGACCGTACACTCGC